TTCAAGATGGTACAAAAATTATGGGAGGTCTAGTTGCAAAAGAAAATATTCTAATATGGACTGACAATGCATTGTACACAATGAAATTTGTAGGTGCACCATTTACATTTGGCTTTGAGCAAGTTGGCACTAACTGTGGATTGATTGGTAAGAATGCAGCTATTGAGATTGATGGTGTTGCTTACTGGATGGGTAATAATGGTTTCTTTTCTTTTGATGGTACTGTTAATACTTTACCTTGTTCAGTAGAAGATTTTGTTTATGATAATGCAGACACTACAAAAGGCCAACAAATAAATGCTGGTATCAATAACTTATTTACAGAAGTTGTTTGGTGGTATCCGACAGCTGGATCAGATTTTAATAATAGATACGTAGTTTATAATTACGGTCAAAATAATGCACAACTACCTATGGGTAATTGGTACACAGGTACAAACACTAATTCTATTAGAACAACTTGGATTGATTCATTAGTATATCCAAAACCGTATGCAACAGCTTACAATAGTTCTAACACAGGAACTTTTCCTGCAATCATTGGTGAAACAGGATTAGGTCAAAGCGTATTGTTCGAACACGAAACGGGGAACGATCAAGTTAATCCAGATGGAAGTACAACTATTTTAACTTCTTTTATACAATCATTTAGTTTTTCATTACAACCAGATCAAGCAGAAGTATTTTTAGCTATGAGAAGATTCTTGCCAAACTTTAAAGTTCTTGTAGGTAATAATCAAGTAACCCTATCTATAAAAGATTTTCCATCAGAAGATGATATACAAACTGCATTGAGTCCGTTTACAATTAACTCTAATACTTTAAAAGTTGACACTAGAGCTAGAGGCAGATATGCAAATATTAAAATAGAAAATATTGGTGTAAATGAGTCTTGGAGATTTGGTACATTTCAAGTAGATATACAACCAGATGGAAGGAGAGGTTAATGACTAAAATAGCAGTAAGATTACCAGAACCTAAAAAAGAATATACGGAAGATAACCAAAGACAAATTAACAGAGCGCTAACTAATATTATTGAACAGTTAAACTCTACATACTTAACACAACTAAAAGAGGACTCGGAAAGATATACTTTTTTTGGATTAGGATAAAATGGCAAATATATATAGAAACGATAAAGTAAGTTTAACTAATACTGACAATACAACTTTGTATACAGTACCCTCTAACTCTAGAGCTATTGTAAAATCTTTATTAGTAGCAGAAGACAATGGTGGTGCAGCTGTAGTAAAAGCTACATTAACAAATGCAGCAGGCACAGCATTTGTAGTAGATAATGATATTGATTTATCTGCTAATCAAAAAGAACAAGTATTGAGTGAACCTTTAATTATGCTAGAAAGTGAGATATTAAAGGTACAAGCAAGTAGTGGTAATGTAGATGTTATTGCATCTATATTAGAAATTAACAGAGAGGACAGATAATGCCGTTTATTGAGACAGAAGCTTCTGTTAGGTATGAAACTATTAATGGTCAAAGAGTACCAGTAATTACACCTAAAACAGAAGTAACACTAACTAACACAGAAACAGGTCAAGAGTATATGTCAGACGCAGAAGCATTGGCAGATGTACAGAATGCTAGTACAGAAACCAAAGCAGAACACATAAGAAGAGATGTAAATGTGACTGTGGAAGAGATAAAAATAGGCGCTGGTTTTAATATCAGCGATTGACGAATGTTTAAAAACCTTGTAAATTGTGATACACTCGCCTATTTACAAGCTTGGCGAACTTGCTATCACTACACAATATAAAGAGAAACTATGGGATTTTTTAAAAAAATATTCAAACCAGTATCGAAGGTATTAGATAAAATAATACCTAATGAAATTAAACCGGCTTTACCTTATTTAGCCTCGTTTGCACCTTTCTATGGACCCACTTCAGGTTTAATGGGACAAGATATGTTAAGAAGAGCTTTAATATCTGGAGGTTTAAATGTTGGTGCACAACTTGCACAAGAAGGTAACGAAGGTGAAATTAATGCATTATCAGCAGGACTCGGAGCGTTGTCAGGTGCAATGACTGCACCCGGTGCAGCAGATACTTTTGCTGGAATGACAACTAAAGGCAGATTAGCGGATCAAAGTATTATAGGTAGTCAAGCTAGAATGGATATGGCCAATAGAGGTTTATTAACTCAAGGAAAAGATTTTGCATTCAGTAATTTAGCTAAGGGTTCAGAATTTATTGAAAAAGGTTTAGCTTCAAATAAATTAATGGACAAAGCAGCAGTGTACGCATTACCAACAGCAACAGCAACAGGTACTGTAATGGAAGCAAGCGCAAGACAACTAGAAAAACAAAACGCTATAGATGAAGCATTAGCAGCCGCCGAAGGAATGGCCGACAGTGCAGGTAGAGCCGCAGCAATTAGAAATGCAATGAACGCATATGGATTCTTTACGGATGAAGAAATTGACGACACAATTTTTTCAGCAGGATATGCTGATGGTGGTGCCGTAGGTATAATGAATGCGAAGCGTGGATTGGTAGATGGTCCTGGTGGTTATTCAGGAGATTGGATAACTAAAAAATCTAAAAATTGGATTAATAAAAAGAAAAAATTTGATTTATCTGATTTAGAATCTTTACAAGATGACGACGATGATGAAGAAAAGGATAATGAAGGTATGAAATGGATTCAGAAAAAAGATTCTTCTGGTTCTAATAAATGGATTCAAAAGAAAGCTGATGGTGGTAGAGTAGGTTTAAGATTTGGTGGTATTGGTGATGCTGTTGAGAACATAGAAGATGAAGAGATAAAAGAGTCTGCAAAATTTGCTATGAACGATATGGATATACCTATTATGGATTTAGTTGAAGAATTTGAAATAACATTTAAAAGAAAACCTAATAGTCTAGAAGAATTAAAACAATTCTATAGAGATAAGTATGATTACAAAGGTCCAGGTGATGTGAAGATGCAAGAAGAGATTAAAGAAAAAGTAGTTATGGAAGCTAAAGATGGTGGACTAATGAATTTAGGTGGTAAAGAAATGGATATGAGAGGTGGTGGATTTATACCTATTGGTAAAAAAGAAAGAGCAGACGACGTACCTGCTAGACTTTCTAAAAACGAATTTGTAATGACAGCAGATGCTGTGAGAGCAGCAGGTGGTGGCAGTGTTAATGAAGGTGCAAAGAGAATGTATGAAACAATGAATAAACTGGAAGCGAGAGCATAATGGCTGAAACAACAACGATAACAAAACCAGCACCGGTAATAGAAGGCTCACTTACCGCCTTTTTAAAATCGATTGATAAATTAGGTGCAGGTGCAGTACCTTCAGGTTTTACTGGTATTGATACATCAGTCTATGATCCAAAAGTTGCGGGTAGATCACAGCTACAACAAACAGCTACAACAGACGCAGCAGGTTTAGGTTCTTTAGTAGGACCACAAGCTTACGAACAGTTTATGTCTCCTTACCAACAACAGGTAATGGATGCAACTCTATCAGAATTTGACAGACAACAAACAATAGGTCAAGTAGGATTAAGAGATCAAGCTATTCAAGCTGGCGCTTATGGTGGTGGACGTGAAGGTGTAATGCAAGCCGAATATATGAATCAAGGTGGAGTTAACAGAGCACAGTTACAAGCACAATTATTAAATCAAGGATTTCAACAAGCACAAGCAGCAGCAGCGCAAGACTTGGCAGCTAGACAGGGACTTGGTGGTTACCAGTCTCAACTAGGTCAACAACAACAAGCTTATGATCAAGCAATATTAGATGCTAATCAAATCGCAGCAAGAGAAAAAGAATTTCAACCATTCACACAATTAGGATTGATTGGTCAACAACTTGCACAAATTCAACCAGGGGCATTCCCGACTCAAACAGTCGGATATGCACCACCAGCAGCTCCATCTAGTCCTATGTCACAATTCCTAGGAGGTGCCGCAGGTATCGCAGGTATTGGTGGTAAACTAGGATTATTCGGATAATGAGTAAAATTTTAAGAAGACCAATGTTTAGAGGTGGAGCAGTAGATAGCCGTGGAACGGGGATTACATCTGGTCTAACAGATAAACCTAAAAGAGGTTTAGTAGATGAACCAGGTGGTTATGCTGGTGAAATTGATCTATTTAATATTTTTAAAGACGCAGACAAAAGAAACTATAAAGATTTTACTACTGGAGGTGATTTAAATCCAATACCTAATACTTTTGATATTAATGATGTAAGAGGCACATTAGCAGTAAACAGAAATATTCTTGATCAACAAGATGAAGTAGAAGTTGGATCTGATGGAGATATTATTTTAAAAACTAAAGAAGATATTTTTGAAGAAGATGTAGCAAACAGAGAAGCTGATCAGAAAAAAGCAGATGCAATGGGTGTTACTGTAGCAGAAATGAAAGCTATTGAAAAAGAAAATTTAAGTGCTCAATCTATTAAAGATTCAGAGTTAGAAAAAATGTTAGCTAATCAATCAGATTTAAGTCCAACAGGTAATGAACCATCAAGTACAGTAATAGATGAAAAAGCTTTAATTAGAGAACAAGCAGAATTATTTAAAGAATTGTTAGGTGAACAAAATGAGAAAAAATTAAAAGACGCTAGAATATCTGATGCATCAGATTACTTATTAAAATTCTTTGAAGGCTCACAAAAAGAAGGTGCAACTGTAGGTTCATCAGCAGCTGATGTTGCAGGATTTGCAACAAGTAAAGATAGTAAAACTGAAAGAGCAAAAGCTCAAATTGAAAAAGGAAATCAAACAGCAACTGCATTAGCAATTAATGATTACATTGCAGGTAAGAGATCTAAAGAACAAGTACAAT